AGGCATACGATATGCAAGTAACTCTTCTTCCAATTTTTGGTATTCTTCAGAAGAAATAGTGTGGAAAGACATTTCCACTCTTTTGCCTTCTAAATAATTCGTGGTAGGTTTTCCACGGAAGTTTACCAACATCGCTTTAGAATCTGGTTCTAACTCGATTATTTTAACAACACCATCATGTTTCGTAGAAACTTGTAAGTCGGTTTGTGTTACATACATCGGAGGAAGGATCTTACGAGCAAATGATGTCTCGCGTAGTTTCTCACGAATAAATGCTGCTCCATCTGCAGCTAGTTTTTGCATACCCTCTTGGGTATCTAACTTACGTAAAAATAAGTCGTTAATTGTTCTTGCGTCCATTTAAAAAGGCCTCCTATACTGTGAAAATTTCAATTACGTTAGTAGTAGCGCCCAAATGAGAATACGAATGGGTAGCTTTTGTACAAATAGCAACAACAGTGTCAGCAACATCTGCAGTGACTAAAAGGCCAGCAGCATTAACAGCAAGTTTGTCGCCTACTGCAATCGCACCTGTAAATTGGTCTGTTAGCGCACGCATTTTTCCAAAAAGAACAGAAAGTCTTTTTAAGCCAGCGGCAGTGGCATCTGGTGTGAATCCAGCGGATCCATCACGGTTAGATTCTGTAAACACCTGAAATGCGTTAGCTGATCCAGCTGCTGGCAGTGCCAACGTATCCCCCACTTTAGAAACCCAAGTACCGGTTTTAACGGTAGAGTTTGAAGCGAAGAATGTATCTGGAGCATTAACGTCAAAGCGTTCAACACTATCCAAGTTAGTTAATAATCGAAGCATTATTTTTTCTCCTAATTTTAATATTTTGTTAATCGAATAAAGTTGCAATAAAACGGTCTTCTGCAGACCCTATAGGCAACGGAGACTCACTAAGCTTACCAACTGAAAAGGCTCTTTGTCCTCTATTGGTAGGCATCATGTGGGCAACTTTGTCCATAGTTGTTAAATCGTCTAATGGTTTATTTAGTAAGGACTCAAGGTTTTCCTGAATGTCCTCTGCTGGGAAAGATCCCATTTTTCAAAGTTTGAATGTTAGGTCTTTAGCCGCAGCAAACTTTTTAAGCTCACTAGAAAGGTCGTTTACCTCCTGAGAAAGCTCCTTCCTTTCAGAATCAAGAGCTTTTAAAGCCATAGCTACTTTTTGTATTAATTGACCTTTCATGTGACCTTTACTTATTACTAGTTATCTGACTCTGCAGCAGCTTTAAATCCAGCATACATAATTTGGCCTAACTCGTAAGCTTCGGCTACTTTTTCACGCATGTTTAATTCTTCAGCTTCCTCAGCTATTTTAAGCTCAGCTAATTTTTCTACATCTTCCGCAGTGTAATTGCCTTCACCGTATTCAGCTGCTAAAGCTTGATCTGCCCAAGACGCATATTTTTCTAATATTTCTAGACGTTCGTCTACTACTTCGTTAACTTGAGCTTGTGCAATTTTTTCTTGCTCTACAGCTGCAGTTTCTTGTATCATTTGATTAAATATATTTAAAAGACTCATTGAGTTATCTCCTATTTATTATAAATTTTATTGTAAAGATTTAGTACTACGTTGTTTTCAGAAGCCATTTTTTGCATAAAACGTCCTGCACCTAACGCGTCGTAAGGGTGGTGACCAGCCGCTTCTTGCATCTGAGCGTCGTATGCTACAGTTACAGGAGATGCTTGAGGTCTAGATACTTGTGAAATTGGTGGAATTGCAACTTCTTTAGTTGTAGGCATTGCTATTCCCATAGCTGCTAATTCGCTAAAGAAACTATGAGCTGCGATTTGGCCCATTTCTTGAGCTTGTTCTACTAGCTCTTCTTTAGTCAAGCCAACATTAGTAGTGGCTGATGCTACTTTTTCAGCTTCTACTGGAGCTGCTGATTTAGCTGCTGGTTTTTCTGTTTCAAGAAGAGTTGCTTCGAACTGCGCAGAGGCAGTTTTTTCACTTTCAAGCTCTTTTAACAGATCATCGATTTTATATGACATTGTTTTCCTCATAGGAAATTATTTCGTTGAATATTGAATTTATTGTTTCTTCATCTAAAGATTGCAAATAATCTAAGCGATTAACAGATGCTGTTTTTTGGGAAAAAAACTTTACGGCGTCGTCAGAGCTACTTAGGGACTTTGTTATCCCTTTTGTAAGGGATACTGCGCCTATAGAGGCCCCCAATGATGTCAAAAATGGATTTTTTCTTATGAAATTTTCCGTGTTTGATATAGGTTGTCCTTGTCTGGCCCTTGCCTCAATCTTGGCACTTTTTCAGTAAGTTAAAGGAGCTGCTACTCCCATAGTAAAAAGTCACTTTTGGGCTGTCGGCATACTAGCTTTTTTATAAATACTTTCATTAACAGGGTTAAGTACTTTTTCTTGCCCCATCGTTACTCCTTGTGCTAAAGAAGCACCCATTGTTGGTAATAGTCAAGGGTGTTTGCCTACAAAAGCTGTAAATGTGTTAGGACTTGAATACCGCCCGAAAAGGGTAGCGTAACCTGCATACAAAGCTCCTATTGCGACAAATGCCATTGTAGGGTCTTTTACTCCTGATGATGCTGGTTCTGAAGTATCATCAAAAAGTAACTTGCTTACCATAGATCTTTCTACTGGCCTTCCGGATGGGTAGAAGGGATCAGGAGCTGAGCTGTCCAAAGGATTTTGTAAAACAAAAGCTTTCTTCTCTAATATTCTATTAATTATAAGTGGCTTTGTCAAGGACAGGTCTAATAAATCTTCAGATAAAAGTTGAGCTATCTTTTCATTAAGGTAATCTGGGCCAACATCATCTATTTTAGATGGTACTGTATCGCTAGTAATATTAAAGACTTGCCCTGTTTTTTCTAGTTGTTTAGACCACTCATGATTATTCGAATAATAAAGCGCTAATTTTTGAAATTCTTCTCTCTTGGGAAGAATTTTAAAAGCTAACATTGTAGAGAGTACTTCATTAAGTGGATACTCTGCCAATTTTTTTAGCTTAGCATCTGAGATATCGCCTGTTGAGTTTAATATTAAATCAGCAGGGTCTTCCTGGATATCTGTTAAAACTCCATTTAACTTTTTAGTTATTTGGGCTTCCTTTGAATCTTCAAAAAAAGCTGTTTTTTCCAAATGACCCATAAGTGGAATCATGAAAGATGAAGTTGGATCTGCCGGAATAGTTACTATAGATATATCAAAGAATCTAGGTTTTTCATTTATAGCATAAACCTTTCTACCATCTGGTAAAACTTGATTCATTTTATACTTTAAATAGTCTGAGTAATCAGCACGAACTTTTGCTCTTTTGCCAGTTATAGAACATATATCCTCTGGAACTTTGCACCCCATTGAGGTTTTTATAATTTTACCGCCATTTATATCTTCAATTATTTTTTGAACCTCAGCTAGAGCACGCTTTAGTCGAATAACTAATTCTACTCTCCGCATCTCTGGGTTATAGAATGAAAAAATAACCTTACCCATAGATTTTTCTGGGTTTTTATTTTGGTGGTGCCTATAAACATGGCCATTATCAACAAAGGTATGATGATACTTTTTTAACGCTTCTTCTGGAAAATAATCTCCATTACGATTAGATGAATAATACTCTCCTGCAGTTAAGGCATTTACAAGTGCGTAAATGTACTGGTTGTCTCTATCTAGAGTCGAAAGAAAAGAAGAAACCTCGGGAGCATAACTCGCTGTTTTTTCTAAGTCATTGCTAGACTCAATAATAGAGATTATTGGCTCGTCGCCAGGTGAAGAAATATACTCAGCTATTTTTTCTATCATTAATTACTGCCTAATAAGTCTTTAAAGATTGATAAAGATCCAGAAGTTGCATCAGGTCCCATAGAGACTGTATGTTTACTTTTTTCTATATCAGTTAATGCCTTATAAGTGTCCAATCCAGGCCCTCCTAAATCACGCATAGTGCGCATTCCTACATTTTGAGTAATGAACGCTCCAGCTGCCGTTGGATCTTGTGCTAAATTTGGCGCATTTTTATAAAGAGTGTCCCAAAGTGCCATAACCTCGTTAGGATCAGCTTCTAATAAATGAGGGTTTTTTTCTAGCATCACTTTATAATATCCGGGAGACTGTGCTTGCATAAACTTGTCTTCTGCATAGTTAATCATTCGTTTAATAAACTGCGCAACAATAACTCCAGCTCCTATAACCCCTATCATTTTTAGAGCTTCAGATGCACCTCCAGAGGATGCTACTTTTTCAAGTGTTCTTGCACGCATTTGTTGTAATTCTGTATTTTCCATTATAGATATGTTCTTTCTAATTTGTTTGTTGTTTTAACCGCGTTTTTAAAAGCATTGAAAGTTTTAGGAGTAACTTTGGTCTCTCCCCTTTTACCTCCTAAATAAAATACTCCACCTACCGCTGAAATAACTGGGTGATTTTTTGCAAACCTGTAAAGGCCCTTTACTGCCCTAGATAAGTAACCTATGTTAGTTTCAGCTTTTTTCTCTAGCGGGCTTTCTCTATCAAGGGTCTCTGCAATAGCTTCAGATGCTACATAGGTTTGAATAGCAGATAAAGCTATATCTTCATACTCAGCAATTTTTTGAACAAGCTTATTATTTGGGTTTATAAGGGTGGCTTTCTTCTCTAATTCCTCGGAGGGGCTAAGCTCTATAGATCATTTTTTAAGATCATCATTTATATGATCCGTTAAATACTCCCCAAATAAGGATGCGTGCTTTACAACATATCCTAAATCTTTAGTATCTGTTCCTGATAGTGCTGCTTGCTTTATAATCTGTACAATCTCGGATTCTATACCTTCTAATTTGGAAACTTGTTCTCCTGTAGCTCTTTCTAAAGCTGCAAGCTTGTCCAATTTTTCCCTTGACTTTAAGTAAGCCTCTGTAGAATTAAATAGGACTTTATTCTCTACCTGCTCAGCTTGCTTCTTGAGTGTTAACTTTGATTTTCAATCTGTTTCCGGTTTTAGTGAATACGCTAATGTATGCGATATTTTTTCAATATCGACTGATGAAATTTTTGCTGCATCCGCTAAAGGGAATTTTATGTATGCAGTATCTGGAGAGGCTGTTTTCAACATCTCTAAATGGGTACGAACATTAGCAGTTTCGGCTATTCGCTGAACCTGGTGTGGGTTTAAAGCATGCTGAGAAGCTATCTTTTGTAGCCCATCTGTCATATTCTCCCCCCTCTGAAGAAACTCTTCAGATAACTGTACTCCTAGTCTTTGTAAGTCGGATGGCTGTAGCATAATTATATTATATATTAAGTAGTGATGATTGTCAAGTATTAGTTTAAATTTTCCTGAACGCCTTCGAATAAGAATAGCGCTAGTAGTATTGCATACAGCGTAGAGTGCGTCCAGTCATCAGCACCTATATTTGTATACCGTTCAGAATTCTTTTCTTCGTCATACTCAATTACAACATTTCTAAGGTCGTCTAAGTAAAACTTCATCTCAGGATAATTAGGAAACTCAATCTTTCCCGTTTTAATCATCTTAAAAAATAAGTTCATAACATAATTTTTATTAAGTGTATAAGCTCTCATTTTAGGATTAAAATGAATAGGCTCTTTTTGAGTAGCTAAATGCTGAAAGGGCATTACCTTTTCAGGCCCTAACCTTTGTCTGAATTCACTATTACTTGCTTCACCCATACCATAATCTGAGGCTAAAGCTATACATCCCCATTTTGCAAAAAGCTTAGGAATCTCTTCATGTATAAACGCGTAGTCTGCTTCTTTACCTAAAAACTTTTTAGCGTAAACTACTACTATTTTAGACCCTCTTTGCTGAAGTATCGTTATAACTGTTCTAGAATTTTCACTATTCACTGGACCATAATCAATTCCCATTATAGACGGACGCCCTATACAGTCACTAGGTACGTCATCTGATAGTTTTCTTAAGTCATTACAAGCTCTCATAAGCTCTTCCTCTGTAATAGGAATTGCCCCAGAGTCATATTCTAGCCCTAATGTCTCGTTGTAAAATAAGGCTGTGGAGGTGTTCTCCATTTTATACATAACATCACTCTGCCAATCAACCCATGGAGAGTGGGCAAAGTGTAAAAGGCATACTCTAAATCCTTCGATATACGGCCTGTTGCCTGCAGTTGAGTACGTTGACACCCATTCGCCTTTATCCTTTCTAAGATCTAAAGGCAGGCCGCTTTTTTTATCGATAAGGCCATTAGCTCCAATGTTATCCGGGCCTAAAATATTCCAGTGGCCAGATGCAGAGGATTTTACAGCATACTCATTTTGGGTAGACCCAAACCAGAAATCTGCTAAGGTCCCTTTGGAGCGTTTAGGCGTTCCAGCATAAATACTTTTCTTTACTAATGATCTAGACATTGTTTCTTCAACAACACCTATAACATCTTTTTGAAGATCCTGGCAGTTACCACTTATGAATATCCCTTTTTCCTGCTCATGCCTAATAACTAATGTTGAGTTAGGAACAGTAGCACAATATACTTTACCTATATAGTTTTCTTTAATAACACGATTAGAAGAATTCCAAAAGATCTGATATGGTAATTTTAGCTTTCTTACTAGATAGTGCATATATTTATATCCTCGACGAAGGCCTTTGCTTGACTCTCTAATACTAGCTCGATGCCCTAGCAAAAACCGGAATACTGCACTGTGTCTGCTAATTTCTTAGATGCAGTTTTTAGTTCTCCCATTGGATTAGACGTCCCAGGCCTTTTAATTGCATCCCCCATGTAAAGACGGGATAATAAGGAGTTAAGCAAAAAAGCTCTTTCTTGTGTCATTAACTCCCTAGGTATGTATTTTTCATGTGACTTACCTAATGGAGACAAGTAATGCCACAGCGCCTTACTATACACCCTAAACTGAATAGTTTCACTATTTGGCTCTTTTACTTCTGTCCACTCTACTCCAAGACTTTGTAAATCATCTCTTATTATTTTCGCGTGCGGTCCTTCATTTTGAGTAATAAATATATAATGTGCATTTGCCCCTGTATGACCTTCAGATAGGTACCACCCAATAAATCTATAAAATGGCTCTATTGGGTAACTTTCAGAGTTAAAGCTTTTTATAGCCCCGTCTACTCTTTTTCCCCTAGTACTTAAAGCAAAGTCATACTCTCCTGCGGATATGGTAAAATAAGGTTCTCCTTTATACTCTCCGTGTACAGCACTTGGGGCGCAAGACATTTTAAAATTTTTATTCTCTGCATTTTGCGACTCTACTAAATTCCATCCTTTTACCTTTGGGTTTTTATAATATCCGGTACTTAACTCTTGAGAGATCAATAAATTGTGTCTAGGAGTAACTTTTAATATAGAGCTTCTATGCTTATATACATGAATATATCCTTTATAGTCTTTTTCAATAAGACGCTCTGGGGACTGGTACTCTAATTGATGATCTTTATTTATAGTAGCTAACTGATCATTTAACGTAAGTTGTGGGAATTTTTTCCACCCATCTATAGTCAGCACTTCCATATCGGGGGTATAACACTCATCAAAAAGGTTAACATCGGCAGATACTCCACGAATTCTATCCGCGTTTAGCAGCGCATATCGCAGGTTAATAACGCTTCCATTTGTAAACTCTTTTTTATAAACATTCTGCACCATATTAGGTGTAACAAAGTTTTCTCGAACTAGCGGAGAATTATTAATAACAGGCTCAAGTTTATCACGAGCAAACTCTTGAGTTTGCGCTACAGCTGGAGAAACGTATAACTGTTTAAAGTTAGGAATCAATAAAGCCCTAGCCAATAAAATATTCGAAAGTGTGGTACTTTTTGCTGTATTATGTGTTATGATGCTATCTATCGTAAAAGTGTGAGTGCCTTCTATTTCTATAGCTATAGTGGGCTTTTCGCTTAATTCTTTAATTGAATTAATTTCTTCGAAAGTATAATCGCTGTTTAACACTTTTTCCACACTTAAGGTAGGGAACTCTTCATAAGCTGCCTTGGCCGTCGCTCGTGAGACCGTTCTAGGATTATCTTTTATAAAGGTGTCTAAAACTCTTAGTGGGATATCTTTTAATACCTCAGTAGGGATAACAACGCCTGTTCCTTTTTTATCTTCAGAAACTGTAGAGGCTATAAGGCTTTCATCAGCGTCTATTAGCCTTAGCAACTTTTCTTTAAATATTTGATCACTAAACCCTATGTAAACTTTTCCATGTACTCTAGGCCTTGTGGTTGGTATGCCAAACTTTAGTAAAAGAAACTGAATATCCTTAGCTATATTATAGGTGTGCGCATCAATATAAAGAGTTTTATATCGCTTTTTAGCGTAAGTTACTGTTTTATGATTTTGTGCAAAATACGCCTTTAAAAATAATCTAGCGGATTCTTTACTTAAATGTAAAATGCCTGAAGAGTCCTGCTCCATAGATATTTTCATAACTTGAGCTGCCCAATCAGTTCCAAAATTTTCAGCAAATGAAAACTCAGGGGTTGTTTTTATTTTGGCTAAAAAATCAGTATGTTCTAAGTCCGCAGCCATTACCCACCCTCTTTGGGTCCATAAAGGATGATTACCAGTTACAGTTACTGAACAACCGCTTTTAGTAGTTATAAGGAATACTCTCTTTTCTCCGTTATCCCATACATTAGATACACGGCCATTTACTACCTTATGTGTATTTTTATTAAAAGAAATAAGAACATCCCCAACGGAGATGTTCTTTGCACGTTTTCTAATTCCAGAGGCCAGCTCTACCTCTTGGTTTTCCCAGACACACTGCCTAGAAAATTTCATAACTACCTTAGGTGCATCTATATTATATATAGATCGCATATGCGGGTAGTCATCCAAAGAGAAGGGTCTCCCGGCTAACATAAAAAAATTCTCTACATAGTCGCTAATCGTTAGACTAACTTCTCTTCGCTGCAGCATGTTTTTTTCTTTTTTCTTTTTTTAGAACTGAGGGACTAGTCCCTCTATTCATTTTTTCTTTGTACTTGTCCAATATACCAGCATGCATTACTCTATTTTTAAATAGAGTCAACGCTCCTTCGAGGTTACCATTTCTTACTTTAACTCCAACTGCCATTTAAAGCTCTTAGGTTTGAATTTTGATCTTTCAGTTCATTGAAAAGTTCCGCATATGGGCCATGATCTATTAACTTAAACGTAATATTTTCATCGCTGTCTCTTGGGACTCCTCAGCCAGTAAAATACTGAAACTTTCTGCCTTTGTCAATTTTATCAGTAAGGTGTAGTAATTCACTATAAAGCATCTCTACTCTAGCTTTTTTAGACTGCGTGCTTCTTATATTAAAAAAATTACCAGCTTCTGTTTCTTCTGCCGCTGAAGCTTCATAAGCTGCTTTAGCTTCCATATACTGAGTTGCTAGTCTTGAGAATTCTGAGGCATCTAGTTGAGCTGATTTAAGATCCAAAAAGAACTCATCCTGGGGCTTTCTAACATTTTTATATTTCTCAGGCTGTGAAATTCAGGTGTCATCTAAAAGAGAGTAAACACCGAAATCACTCTTGGCATAGGATGCTTTTGTAGTGTCGCTTAAAAGCCCTATGTAAAAATTAATTTGATGTAGAGAGTTTGGTGCAAGACATCCGCTTATATCTTTAGCTCCGTGAGTTTTATCTTCACCTGTAATTTCTTTAAGTGCAAGAAAAACATCAACATCGCTATCTGGGTCCCATTTATAGCCAGTTATGGACCCTAGCACAAAAATATACCCAATAAGATCTCCAAATTTACCATAAGCTTTTTTAAGAATAAAATCCTTAACTTCTCGTTTAATGGTTAAGTCCATATTCCAAATAAATGGGGAAAGGTAGGGCTTAGGGTCGCTAAGTACCCCGGCTGTTTTATAATTCATCTAAGTCCTTAATGTGTCTAATTGTGGATTCCTTTGCAGAGAATGTTTTTATTTTAAACTCAATTTCTTCTAATAAGTCTCTGCCTGTCCGTGACTCTTCTCTATGGATAGAGTCCATTTTATCACTAACCTTTAGCGCTAAAGCTGCCCATTTTTGAGCAGAGTCAGGATTAGCTCTACTTTGTTCTTTAAAGTTAAAGAACGCATCTTGCGCCATTTCCGCAAGCATGGACTTAAAATCTTTATTAGGAGTTATCCCGAGTTTCCATACTAAGTGCTCTTTATCGCCCTTTAGCGCTAGTTTATAGAACTTAGATAATAAAACATCAGCTACTCTGTTAGTATAGTTTTGCTTTTGAAGCACAGTCCAGTCTTCTATATTAAAAAAATATTTAAGAAAAAGCTTTATGTCTTCTAAAGAGTACTGAAGGTTAAACTTCCCATTAACAATTAAATCATAATCCTCATCTGTCCCTTTAGCCATAGCTAAACTTGTTACAACTCTATACATAATAGGGTCTTGTAGTAAATCAAAAGCTCCTTTAGTTGGAAGTAATACTTCTGGAAAAGAAACCTTAGCATACTTACAAAACATCTCTTCTATATGTATAGCTCGAATAAAGTCCTCGCCAATAGGTTCTGGATTTTGATTTGTAAAGGATAATGGTAAATTTTTATGAATTGTTTGAA